CCACGGCGTTGGTGAACCTGACTGATGTGGATGCCATCATTAGCCCTTGGACTGACCCGGTGCCGTATTACGCTTGCCACACGGCCAAGTTTAAGGAGCAGTCGTATGGTGAGGCTGAGATATTCCTAAACCAGTACAAGGCTAAGGCCATGTCGGTGATTAACACTTCGTTTACTCGCCGGATGCCTGACCCTTACAGCACGCCGTACTAACATGCCCGCCGCAGAGCAGAAGAAATCATATCAGGTCGTAAAAAACTTCAAGGGTGTAAATACCCAAGCTAACCGCACGGCCATTGATACCGATCAATTTGCTTGGCTTGAGAATGTGCAGCCTATTGGGTTTGGCAATCTCAAAACGCTAGGTGCGCAAAGTTCTAGTTTGTTTACGTGGTCGGGTACGCCGTCTGCGTTCTATAGCTGCAACATCAAGAACGTTGACTATGTGATCGCGTTCTTTGCGGATGGCGGCGCGCAGTATTACCGGGTAGATACCGGCACTACCGGCACTCTTGCTGCCACGGGTAAGTTTTCGGCTTCTGGCGTGCGCATAGCGCAGTGGAAGACCGACCGCATTTTCATCATTGATACCGTCAAGGGGCTGTTTAATTGGGACGGCACCAACGTGGTGTCTATTGGTTCCATCTCCGCTTATGGCATGGTTAGCCGCGGGTCGAGTTATACCTCCGCGCCATCGGTGGCTATCAGCGCGCCTAACGAGACTGGCGGCATTCAAGCCGTGGCCCAGGCGGTCATGACGGCCAATGGCGTGAGCGGGTTGTTGTTTACTGAGGCTGGAACGGGCTACACGTCGCCTCCCACGGTTACGTTTACTGGTGGTGGCGGTTCTGGCGCTAATGCCGTAGTGAGCACGCTGAGCTTTGCCCAGGGCACTGTGGGCGCGTATGTGCTCAGTGGTGGCACTGGTTATTCAAGCCCGCCCACGGTCACTATAACGGGCGGTGGAGGGTCTAACGCTGCGGCTACGGCTATTGTGTCTGGCAACGCTGTTGTGGGCCTTATTTTCAGCAACAACGGAACGGGCTATACCTCGCCGCCGACCATTGCGTTTAGCACGGGCGCTGCAATTGCTACGGCGGTGGCTACCACCGATCTGAGCGTGGATGTCAGCACCTTCTCTGGCCGCGTATGGGTGGCGCAGGGGCGTACCGTGTATTACTCGGCGGCGGGCAGCTACAACGACTTTGTGAGCGTGAGCGCCGGCAACATCAATCTGCAAGACGAAACGCTGCACAACAATATCACGGCGCTGCTATCGGCCAACAACTTCCTGTACGTGTTTGGCGATAACAGCATTAACGTGTTTTCGGATGTTCGTGTACAAACGACCGGCACCACGATCTTCACCAACACCAACGTCACGGCGTCGGTGGGCACTAAGCGCATCCTGACCATTTTTCCGTATTTCCGCTCAGTGCTGTTCCTCAACGACTATGGTGTGTATGCGCTGGTGGGCAGCACCACCACAAAGCTGAGCAACGAGCTTGATGCGGTGTTTCCGCTGATTGACTTCACGCAGCCGGTAACGGGCGGCCAGGTGCTGATTAACAACATCCTGTGCGCCGCTTGGTCGTTCACATACAACGATCCGTTGACTAGCCCGCGGCAGGTGCAAGCGGTGTTCTTTGACAAGCGGTGGTTCTTTACGTCGCAGGGCGCGTTGAATTACGTGACCAGCGTAACGGCGGGCGGTGTTATCAGCTTGTACGGCACAAGCAGCACGGCGCTGTATAAGCTGTACAACAGCAGCACGGTTGGCGCTAACGTGATTGTGCGTAGTGCGCTGTGGCCCATGAATGACCCTATTAGGGACAAGCAGGCGCTGAAAGCGGCTATTGAGGTCACAACCTCAACGATTGGCACGTTTGGCGTTACAATTGACAGCGAGATAAAATCCAGTGCTACCGGCATTGGCATTTCGTATGTTAGCTGGGTTAACAACGCCGGCAATGAGATTGCGTGGACAAATAACAGCAACGCCACTATAAGCTGGTTCAACAACGGGTACACGCTTTACAAAAGCGATGCCCAACAGTACGGCAAGTACCTAGGTTTGACGGTTACGGCGTCTAATGCCTTGTTTACGTTAAACACTCTCGAACTTGAATACGAACTCAGAGCGAGGTTCTAATGGCACTTCCTGTTACAATCCCTAACACGTTTGCCGGCGCTACATCGGCTATTCCGTTGTCGCAGTTGGACAACAACTTTACGACCGTGGTGAACGGCATCAACGGCATTGGCAATGGCACCAACAGCCTAGCCAACGTGTCGATCACGGGCGGTAACATCACAACCCTTACAACCGCGTTGACTGTGCCTAATGGCGGCACTGGTTTGACCACCATCACCTCTAACAATGTGGTGTTGGGTAACGGCACGGGATCGGTGCAAGTTGTAGCGCCTGGCACTAACGGCAACGTGTTGACCAGCAATGGCACAACTTGGCTGAGTATTGCGGCTTCTGCCGGCACGCCCGCCAACGTCCAAACATTTACAACTTCCGGCACATGGACCAAGCCTAGTGGCGCTACTTTTGTGTGCGTGGAGGCTTGGGGCGCTGGCGGTGGTGGCGCTAGCGGCTCTCGTATTGTGGTAAGTGGTGATTCTGTCGGTGGCGGCGGCGGTGGTGGTGGCACATATGTTTTTAGGCATTTTTTAGCGAGCGAATTAACATCGACAGTTGCTACCACTATTGGCGCTGGCGGTGCTGGCGGCGCTGCTGTAACAACAAATCAAACTTCCGGCAATACTGGCACCGCTGGTGGAGATACTTCGTTTGGTTCTTTTTTAACTTCTTATGGTGGCAAGGGCGGGAGTAGTACAGTCGGAGGAGCGGGCGGCGGCGTATTTACAAATGGCAATCCGAAATTTGTAACGTCATCCAGCAATACCGGAAATGCTTTTGGTGGTGGGACCTCAAGTGGCGTTAGCGGCGTTGGGAGTAGCGGATTTGGTGGTGGCGCGGGGGGCTACCCTTCTGGTGGCGGCGTTGCCGCTTTAACTGGCGCCAGTTCTTACCAAGGCGGCGCTGGTGGCGGTGGCGGTGGTGGATTTACCACTAGTGTTGTCAATGCTGCGGCTGATGGTGGGGCAAACCTTGTAAATACTGGTGGCGGCGGCGCGGCCGGCACTTCTGGTGCTACCCCTACCGCTGGAACCGCGGGCGGAACGGGCGTTGGCGGTGGTGGACAAGGCGGCGGCGGTGGTGGTGGTTCCACAGTAACTACTGGCGCGGTTGGCGGCGCTGGCGGGCTGCCTGCTGGCGGTGGTGGTGGGGGTGGCGGTTCAGTCAATGGTTTCAATTCCGGTGCGGGCGGTGCCGGTGCCAACGGCTACATCCGCGTGTATAGCTGGTAAGGAGGCGCACCCATGAAATACGCAATCATTGAAAACGGCAAGGTAGCCAACATCGCGCTTGCTGATTTCCCGATTGAATCCAACTGGGTATCAGCCGAAGGCGCAAACATTGGCGATTTGTACCAAGACGGGCAATTCTTGCCGGCGCCGCCCGACACTAAGGCGGAAGCGCAGGCTGCACGGCTGAAGCGAAACGCTTTGTTGGCCGAAAGTGATTGGACGCAACTTGCTGATGCGCCTGTGGACAATCTTGCTTGGGCTGTTTATCGGCAGAATTTGCGGGATGTTCCCAATCAGCCTGGTTTTCCTGTAACCATCATTTGGCCGACGCAGCCAGCGGGATAACATGGACCAGAACCTCTACAACATAGCCGTAGCGGCAACAGGAGCGGCCATTGGCTGGGTTGTGAAGGTCATCTGGGATGCCGTGCGGGCGCTAGAGCGGGACATTCGAGACATGGAACGTGATTTGCACGTCAATTATGTCTCCAAAGACGACTATCGCCAAGACATCCTTGAGATAAAGGATATGGTGAAGCAGATTTTTGATAAGTTAGACCGTAAAGCAGACAAATAGGAGAACGACATGAACAACGACATTTGGCTTGGCCTTTTTCGTCATTTTCTTACTTGGGG